AAACGAATCGTGTGATTACACTACAGGGACACTTTAGAGGCTACAGTTAGTATTAGAAGAAAACTTCCAATCCTACTGGTTCACCGAAAGAATAATCATATTCTAAACCATCAGCGCAAACATAATGGGGATGATCTACAGAAACACCAATTCTTTTACACAACTCAGCATGATTATCCTCCATAAGTTCTACTGCATAGAGCATATTATCATTGATATGTGTCAAGTCGTGATATTTTAATAATTCTACTTGCAGCGCCAATAGGAAGTTCCCGCATCCCGCAGAATTATCAATAAAAGTAGAATTAGGATCTTTCAGCAAATCTTCAGGGATTTGTGATACCATAGAAGCACAAAGATCCGCAGGAGTGAATACTTCTTGAGTTTCAGCAATTCTTTCATCAGACCTTTCAATGTCTGACCCTACAGATTCATTATGCTTATTCTTGCTCATAAGTTTTCTCATACAGAAGAACAATGTCAGACTTACACACTCCGCCCCTACCATTTTGCTGCTTAGATAGTTCTCTCAGTTCTGGACCAAGATCAACCAATCGCTGCAATACTTCAGGACTCGATACTTTGATAAAATTATGTCTGCATTGATAGTGTGTAAAATTCTCAGTAAATACTTTGCCAGATGGACCCGAACCAACCGCGCCGATCATACAATCTGCGGTGAACCGATCTTCATACTTTACGAAGTCAAAATCCTTGTGAGTTGTTGGCAACCTATGCAATTCTCTTGGTTTATCTGACTTGACCCAAGTTTGCCTGACTGCTCTGATACCATTGGGGAACGTATTTGCTGGCAGTTCTTCATCAAGTACACATTCTGCATACTTATCAACAGAGTTCTGAATACTTGCTTTCTTGAATGACAACGGCAGTACCATGTCAACAGTATCAGATAACTCTAGCGATTTGTTGAGGAATCGAATAGCAAGTGATGCTCTATTACCATACGGGGGATTACCAATAACCATTGAAAACTTCATGTCAACCAAAGAGAAAAATTCAGAAACACTAAGACATTTATATCCTTTCTTGCGATACCAATCGCCATACACACCCAAACAATCAACAACAATAAACTCTCCAGATATTTTAGAGAGATCATCACGAACCCCAGCGTCAGGTTCTTTGGCAAGGTAGAGTGTCTTCATACTATTAAAACAGTTTGGAGGCTACAGTTCAAAGATTAAAAAGATTCGGCAAGTGAGGAGAACTGCTAGAGGTAAAGTTATCCATGGAATCAAGTTTGTCTGCTTTGTTGATAATCATGTTCATGATAGATTCATTCAAAAACGGAGTGATCTCATTGTAAACAACCTCTGCATCTACACCGACAAGACGATTGTATTCTGCATTTTTGTTAGGGTTACATGCAATCTCCGAGAGACAATCTTTGAAGGTAGATTGATATGGGGCAAGATAGTATGTGTTAGAAGTACATTCTACCACGGAATTGATCTTCTTGACAAGATCACGAATTGCCTTCTTCTCTTCGTCTTGTTGACCCTTCTCCTTGACTTCTTCGGATTGAATGTAAGTCACTGCTTTGTTAATTACACCCTTCCATTCCTTAGATGTGGAGGATTTGGATTGAATACCCTGAAGAATCTCAAGCAGTTCAGCATTAGAAATCAATCCCTTGATGTCGATGGTTGCTTTACCCATGTTGTTCAGATTCTCGGGAAAGGTAACAAGTTCAAGAAAATTTGTAGGGGTAAGTTTAATCATGCGACCCTCTTCATCCTTACCGTTGAAGTAACTACCAAGACCATATACACGGCGAATAGCACCCTCAGTGTCAGAGGGATCGTATCCAATAGCAGTAGAAATCAGGTCAGTCTCAAAAGAACTGGTTCGATCAGAATTGAAGGAGTAATTGACAACCAGACCAGTAGTCTTGTCACAACCAGGAGTAAAACAACGCGATGCCTGTTGAACAGCAGCGCCAACAGATCCTCCGTCCTTACAGTTGATAACTGCTACAATGTTGGGGACAGAGAATGAACGAGAACCCATAGAACAGGAGATGATGATAGTTTTCTCCCCGCCAGATTTGATGGCATTCTTTACTGCGTCCTCAGCAGTTCTGTTGGTGTGGTCATCACCATGCAGACCAATCCAGTTGTATTGTGGTGCAATAGACTTACCAATCTTGACCAGGTTGTTGACATCTGCCTTTGTGCCTGGAATGAACATCATAATGGCAGGATGTTCAATCGAACCATACTGCTCTGCATACATTCCGAAGATGTCTGCACCATAATCCTCATCAAATAGCAGACTCTTGATGATCTTGGTTTGAATGTGGGAGTTGCGCTTAGCAAAAACCTTTGCCATATTGGGACGCTTCTCATCAGTCAGATCGTTAAGTTCATCGACAAGATCTTCTCCAGCATCAAGACTGAGCACATCAACGTCAACAATGTCAGACAACATATCCTGCCATTGTTGTGGATTATCGGAGCAGAATCCATCAGGTTGGAATAGATGACCCTCTCCACGCTTTGCTTCAATCAAGTCAAGATATGCGACCGTGATAGGTACTTCAATGTGTCCGCGAGTTCCAATCAATGCACGGTCAATGTTGGTGCCAGTAGCAACACAAACCAAGTTGTTGTTAGTGTTGATGAACTGGTTAGCAGTCTGCCTGCTAGATTCAGTCCATGCCCCGAAGTCTGCCTCGTCAATGTAGATCAGGGACTGATACTCTTGGAGAGCAGTAATAAGTTGGGGATCAATCTTCTCTGCTTCAGTATGCAGAGAGACATCAATCAACACACGTTGACCCTTATCAATCGCTGCTTTGAATTCTTGATAGTCAGGTTTGATAACTGCAATATCAGAAGTAATATCAAACTTCTCCTCTACAGTATTGATGAATGATTGATTTGCTGCCAACCAGTGTGCAGCAACGACCATAACTTGCAGACCAGAATCCTTGAACAAGGACAAAGCTTCCAGAGTCTTACCAAACCTGGCACACAGATTCAAGGGTTGAATCATAGTGTTGTAAGTATTCTTCCAACGCTTCAGAATCAACTGATTTACCCATGCTTGGTGTGGACGTGGACTGAAGAATTTTTCAACACGTCGAATACCAGTGGTATGATATTCAATAGATTGTTCAACCCGACTCTTCAGATACTCTTCGGGGTTGTCATCATCAACACGGAAGATTTCGTCTGACCGAATACCTTCCTCTTCTTTGACAGAGTGAATCTTCTCATCTTTTAGAATGTCAAGATGAACAGGTTCATCCCTAAGATCACCCACAGTGTAAAATTCTACACGTTGTGGAATGTAAGGGAGTTTGCCACGATAGTCGCTATCCTGCCACCTGAGCACAGGAGAACGATTATTGGAGGTCATACCCACATGGAACTTGTTAGGGTTGTCGGTAGAACCAATGTAGAGAATGTTGTCCATAATGATGCTTCGGTCCTTCAATTATAGCACACTTTAGAGGCTACAGTAAGAATTAGACTCTAAGTGTGTGAATATACAAAAAATCGCCTGCAACACTGTCACAGGCGATTGTAGAGGGGTCTCAGAGTATCTTATGGTTGATAATGA